AAATCATTGACAATTATATAAATATATTTTATACCCCACGCATCATAACAACCTTCCGATACATAGGCAGTTGCACCTTGATAAAATCCTAATCTATAACCCAATACCCAGCCATAATTACTAATCACGCCGCCGTCGGTTTTTAAATCTAGATCAGGTTCCTCAGAGCTACCGCCATTATATCTTGATGATGTGGGTGTAACAGGTTCTCCTATATATGGCGTAGCCCCGCCACCCATGGAACTTCTATTAAAATACAAACTTAACCATTCATTACATGATGGGTCATTCACCCGGGCTAAAACTTCCGAAACTGTTAAATTGGGATCGGCTGAGTATGCAAATTTGATATTCTCCGCTTTTGTTACTGTGGTGAAGTTAGCGGGCTGCACGTTTTCGCAGCTGGAATTCCATGTTGCATTACCTTTGACATAAGAAATTACTGTCCTTAATGAAAATTCATCTATTGTTACCTGCGGGTAAGCCACATATCCGTGTAGAAATTGTTGTAAATGTTCAGTCGGTACCCACGTGTTCTGCGCATTTGTCGGGTTTATTGGATCTTTTGTATAATAAGCCCCTAGTTGCTGAAATAAATAAATTAGCGCCGAATGTGGTTGGGTAGCTATTTTAAATTGGTCATTCAGCGCTTGCATCATGGGTTCGCGCTGATAGTTCCCATCTGGAACTGCAATATAAAACCATAATTGTTCTGGATTAAAATTAGAACTCGTGGAGCTCAACGGCATTGGCACATTATTTTGGGTTGCCGGCTCGGTAATGTCCCAAGCCGTTTGCGGGGGACAAGCTATGGCATCTGAAGGATTTGTAAATACAAACGACGGGGTCGGCAGCGCTGGTGCCGAGCCCCCCACGGCAGATTGGGCAGTTTCTTTCAGATATTCGCCCAAAACAACTCGTACGGGATCTGACCAGCGAAGCCAAAGATAATTGTTCCCTAGCGATTTTGATATTTGAAAGTACGAAGTCGGAAATTCCAACGCAGATAATTCCATAGATACAACATTTTTAATGGTTGTAGGAAGATTTAAAGTATAATTAGTACTGAGAGTAGTATAATAATTCTCTCTAAATCTAGAGTCTAGACATAGCAGTTTATGCATCGTATTCTTTGTAACACCATCTGCCACAGTTTCATCTCTCGGAACCGCATTAATTTTTTCCACTACATTATGAATTCTTTTTGGTACCGGGTGATTAGGGTTACCAATTAATTCATCTGTAGGCATACTAGAGAATTCCTCCTTCTTTAATTTAATTAGAATTGCTTTCGTTGTCAGGAGAAATTTACTTATTCCTTGTTTCTTCTCCTTTGATACATTAGGATCCATCAGAAGCTTTTCGCGCAATTCATTTTCATTATTAACAATATCTTCTAGAGTATATGGGTCTACCAGATTTAATAAATCCTTTAATTCATTAATATTATAATCTTGTATTGAAAGATTGAAATTTGACATAGTATATATATTCTAGAAGTAAAATATTTATACTGTATTAGCAAATATAGACTTTCCCTTTTCAATACACCAAAATTGAATCGCTAAACATGGAAAAATCCTTATATATGTAGGTAATAAACCTCTATATAGTCCTGTAAAGCCGTTCTCTCTAACTATAGTGCGAAATCCATCAACAATTCCTTTATATTTTGGCACCTCAGTACTAAAATCCGACATCTGAAAATGTCTGCGCAGAAGATCCGTAGGGTACGTTATTGTTATCGAAGATAATCCAGCAAACCCCCCTGATAATAATTTACTAGTTGTAGTATCCGTTTTATCGCTAAAAAAATCGGAATATAGATTGAAAAACATAAAATTAAAAGCACTAAAAGGTCCAAAACCTAATGTACTTATACCTATTCCTCTGTAAAGCTGTGAGATACTAAGTTTTTTGATTACATCTAATGGATTAGAATAATGGGATTTATTCATTTGTAATGATAATCTGGTTCTGATGGTCTCTAAGGGATATACCAATACCATGGCGCCAATTCCGGCAATACCACCACTATAAAAATGACGAAGTTTATCATCTTTCACCCCATTAAATAACCTATTCTTACATTGCTCATAAATAGCATAGTTAATTGCAAATTGGGGAAATACTCTGATACTATTTGTCATATTACCTTTCCATAAATATCTTATACCCTCTCTTTTCAAAACATTCCGAATATTTGACTCTTTCAAGTAATTATTCTGTCTTTGAATTTTATATAGTTCCAAAGGCGCCGTAACAGTTCTTGATATAACACCAGCCATTCCGCCGATTAAAAGATTTTCAAACATATACGTATTATTTGCCCCATAGATTTAATATAATTTCCATCTTACTTTTATCCATATTTGACATTATATACCACTTCTTCTTCTTCGGATCCCACTTTGTTCCCATCTTTTTTCCACGATCCTTTTCATCATAAGGAAGCTTTAAATAAATACGTTTAGCTTTTGTATTATAACTACATTCCGTTAAACCTATAGCTAAATTTGCTAACTTATCAGCCCCTTCGTTCCCCCGGCTGTGCTCATCATCTTTTCCCGTGTGTGCCGCAATATAATGGAAAGTAACATTACTAGATTCTTTAAAGGTATAATATGCCTTCTTAACTAGTTCAACATTAGGAATTGGTTTTTTCTTAATCCAGCCAGCCTTTTCCAGTTTCAAGCCGTAATCACCGCAACAACGCATGGCATATTCTGAATCAGAATAAATTTTAATTGGAAAACCAGCTAGAATTTCCCGCTTCAGGATATCAGCTGCCTTCAATATTGCCTTTATTTCTGCGGTATTATTTGTCTGCTTTCCCTCAATTCGTTCACTGCAATTTCGGATATCACCTTCACTAAAATAAACTCCCAATCCAGCCTTAGCTCCCGCTTGACCATTACGTGAACATGCACCGTCTGTGTATACAATAATTTCCATTTTATTATTAAAATAGAAATTTAAATTTAAATCAATTTAGCTAATCCGATATTGCGGCGATCTCAACCATTCATCATAACAATATTCCGAACAAAAGAGAAACTGCGTTCGTCCCATGATAGCTTTTCTCTCCGCATTATCTTCCGTTGGGTCATTGATACATCCTAAATAACCACAACCTCTAAAGTTCTTTAATTTCCGTACCTCCAATGTTGGAGGCGTGGTTTCTGGTGGTTTTCGTTCACTATAACATAATGAAATCAGAAAGGCTAGCATTATATTATAGTAATATTTATACAAAATCGCCGGCTTGGATAGCGGGATCCGTGTGTGCAATATGACGACGAGTTAGATGGTGGCTATAACTATTCGGCATCTCTCTATATACACGCGAGAGTTCCAGCTCGGGTTTCACAACCCTTTTATGCCAACAGCAAGATAGAAAACTTCCCATATATGTATTACGAATAATAAAAGCTTATTAGTTCCTTTTTTCTAGTGCCTTTTTATAAATAAATAACTTAGATATTGATATCCATTATCATATAATGGATGTATCAATTAATAATGAGAATGAAATGCTTCAGTTTGCAAAAACTATAAAATATCTAGTTATTTTTCCAGATAAAACCATGAAACATTTCCCATCTCTTAGACAAATTACTAGGGATATATGCGTTGATTATACCACTATATCAAAAAAACTAAATGAGACGAATCCTTGTATATGTCAGTCACAAAATGAGGGTTATATTTTTCTTATTCGGAAGTTGTAGAGTTTTTAGGCTGCCCTACGTCCCTAACCCACGCATTCTCATCGCCTTTAGAATTTTTCACACGTTCGACATCTTTATTCTTAGGCTTTTCATCCAGTAGCATCACAGCCATTGCCGCGTAATTATGTAGATCAATCAGCGTATCTCGCAGAGATTCCGTATTAACTAGATTTACTCCTCTTGTTGTAATACTGTTAAGTCTGGAGATCTTATCTCCCATCCTTACAAGTACTCCAACTGGACCATATGTTGCAAATGAATCACCGTAATCTGCATTTTTCCTTCTGAAAAGATCTAGCGCCTCCGTCTGAACCTCTTGCATTTGTGTAACCCGATCACTCATCGTCTTATATATACATAATGGTACGTAGCTTTATTTCAATTTTCCTACGTATCATTTAATTGGTAGATTTAAATTTTGGACAACACGAACATCTTGAAGAAGGTACACATTGTGTATTATTTCCAAGAAGCCCACTTACGTTCTCGCTATTAACATTACGGGCGCAATTATACTTTCCCGACGATTCACATTTAAATTCGTATTTTCCCATTGTTTTGCCACCGGGAATTCTGTTATCGCAACATTTTGTATCACAACAATCGCTGGTATCCGCTTCCAATGTTTGCGTTGGACCAAAAAGTGGTCTCAAACCTTCATTATTATTTTTTAGCCATGTTCCCGTCACATTATCATAATACTGTCTTGGTTCTGTCCAATCGGGATAGAATTCTTTACTGTTCACAGTAAATTGGCTTTGCGAGTTAGTGTCATTACACTTAAATGCCGTTCTAGCTCTGCCTAGAAATTTAGTAGTTCCGGTAAAATTATTTTTAGATTTACATCCGACGCCTGTAGTACAACCCGCGGCTGTGCCGGTTCTATTTCTGGGTTGATGGATGTATGCCAGACGATTTCTAACAATTGGCAGACTTTCCTTTCTTAATACGCCACCCGTGCGTCTAGCTAAATATCTTGCATAGGATCCATGTTTACGATCCACGCCACTGTCTCCTTTATAAGCAGTTCTTCTCTGAACAATGGGTACTCTATAAGTCGTTGCCTTACAGTTATTCTTAAAAGAACAGGAATTCGTTTTTTGCACAGCCGATATTAAATCACCTGGACCGCCTGCCTGGGATAGATATTTTGGATGCGCACTTTGTCCCACCTGACGACTGACATTCAACGCTTTCTTTCTTAACAAACCTAAAGACGAAGATGTTCTTACTTGTTTATTAATACGCTTTAAATTATCCAAGTACATAGTGCGCGTCTGACATCTTCCCAAAGGACAACTGGAACAATTATTGAAGCATGCATAACATACTTGACAATTATTTGAATAAGAATAGTCGGAATTACAACTCATTTATATATATATTACAACTTATAAAAAATTGAAAATTTATAAGTTGTTAATGTAACATTTAAAACCGAATGCTAACTTGCTCATGTGGTAAGCAATACAAGAGATTAAAACCTTTTCAAGAACATCGCGCATTATGTGAAATGATTCATCTTGCTTCTGCCGATGAGAAAAAAGATCATCTCTTAGATATTCCATCTACAACTGACATGTGGTTAGCTATGAGAGTTTTGATTAGAAAAAATGCTCACCTTGAAAAAGAAGTTAAAAAACTACGAGGTTGGGTCTCAACACAACGTAAAAAACTTAGCGTCATAGACTGGTTAAATGATAGTCCGAAACCAGTGTTGAATTATACAACTTGGATTGAAAATATTACGCTAGACCAAGAAGATCTAGAGATGATATTTGAACATAATTTTATAGGAGGCATGTTTCATATTCTTTGTCGACAACTTCCATTACATAGTGATATTAATCATCCTCTAAAGGCATTTGATCAGAAATTAAATACATTATTTGTCTATGATGGAGAGAAATGGAGTGTTATGGATAGAGATGACTTTAAAAATCTTATTGGGACGGTTCATCAAAAACTACAACGCCAGTTTACAATTTATAATAAAAAAAATGAAAGGCTGATTAATAACTTCAATCAAAATGATACCTGGTATAAAAATATCAGTAAAGTCATGGGTGGACCACTTCCATACGATATTTCCATAGGTAAAATAAACTTCAAAGTATATAACTATTTGAAGTTTAACCTAAGAGCTGTTACTAAATACGAATTTACTTTCTAGAATCATATCAGCCGACTTTATCTAGCGTTTACTTCGCTTTTTACGCGTCTTCTTCTTCTTAATTACCATAAACAACCTTTCCTCTTTCAGCCGTTTGACAGATAGGACAAACGAGTATTTTTTATCATATACCGAATCATTAATTTCTAATAATAGTTCCGGACCTCGTCTTAATCCTTTGTAAACAAATGGTCCACGAAATAATACCGACCCTCTATCATAATAGACAAAATCACCTTTGCGTAGCTCTTTATAGTTCTTCACTGTCAACTCTTTAACGGGCGAACCATAGATTGTATCAGAAAAGTCCTGTACATTTTGTCCTCGCGGGGCACGTCTATAGGCGAGTCGTCCATTTACTATGGCATTAAATGCCCGCCCTTTGTTATCTTGCACTGCTAGATTTTTAGTAGTAAACCTGGTTAATTTGGTTGGTTCTCCTGGCTTCTGCAACTGAGGACTTTTATCTGGAAAAATAGATAACGAACTTGGTGGTTTTATTTTTTCTCCTAACCCGGGACTCTTAAGCACTGTCCCGCGCCGCGATTTTCTTGAACGTTTCTTTTTACCACGTTTCTTTTTACCACCTCTCCTTCTACGAGTGGACCTAGCTCTCTTTTTATTATGTCTACTATGTCTCTTTACGAATTTTTTCCATGTGGATGAAAAATGTGTTGACATTGTTATATATATATAATATTAGATGATTTTTTAAAAGTATTTCGCTCGGAAGGCGTCAAATGTTTCTATAGGAATTCCTAGTTCTTTCGCCTTGGCTTTTTTAGACTCATCGCCCTCACTCTCATGTGCAATAAGAACGGCAAATGTTTTACTATTTACGGAAGTCCCAATTTTTGCCCCAAGCGCAATCAAGCGTTTTTTCAATGTTTTATCTTTCGGACCAGTCATGACAATTCGTTTTCCATACAATGGGTGAGTTTCATCAACCGTGGTTGCTCCTTGCTCAGTAAACTTACGCGTCAACTTGGCTTCTGCCATAAATTCTATAAATGCTGGAATACGCGCAACAAAGACGGCTGCACGCTTATGACCGACATTATCAACTTTTGAGACCTGTTGTACTTTTGTCTCCCCATCCTCCGGCGCCTCAAATATATTAGGATATTCATGGATAATATTACGTAGAATGGACGAACCAACTCCACGCCCAAATACGTTGGAAGCTGATGCAATCATTACTAAAGATGCTGCATCAACCCCCGTATGAATGTTTGTAAAGATTTTATTTGCTGTTTTTTCTTTGAATCCAGGCACCGTAAGCAAATCCTCCTTCGTCATGGCGAGAATTTTTGGAACAGTATTATGACCTGCCGCAATTAAACGTTTCACATTTCCAGGTCCTACTCCAGCAATATCTAGCTTTTTAAAGAAGAATTCAATATTTTTCTGCAAGACATCCGGATCTCCTTCTAGATCGCTCACCGCATCTACTTTCGTATCATTCCAGTGCCATGGAACAGTCGGCATTTTTGCAGCCTCTGCGGGTTGAATAACGGCTTGAATGTGTGGGATAACATCTCCACTCCGCACTAATTGGATAACAGCTCCAACGCCTATTTTATTATCATCCACAAATTTTGCATTGAATGCGGTCACGAATTCAATATCTGCACCTCTAATTCGCACAGGTTCAACTTGAACCACAGGTTTGAGATATTTGTCCTTCGATGCGGTCCAGATGACATCTACCACTTTTACTTCGGCAATCTGGTCACCCAGCACCATTTTGAAAGCAAACGCAAAGTCAGGATTCTGATTCCGCCGAGGATATATTTTATTATCAACTACGATAATTCCGTCAATCTCGTATTTATAAGTGTCGCGCCACTCTACTAGAAGTGTTGATAGCATTTCGTTTGAAATCTCTTCGGCAGTTTCATGGAGAACGGTAATTGTACCGTGGGATTTCAACCAATCCATTTGCTCACTCGGTTTGAGACTCGGTTTAATGACCTCATAAGCAACGAAATCTATGTCGTTCCATTTCTCTACCTCGCGCTTTTTGGAAGAAGCTATCACCCCACTTACCATGTTTCTTGGATTTTTGTATTGAGCTGAATATTTTTTCTGGAATGTATCCCTAGCAATCACTAATTCTCCGCGAATGACCACGTTTTTTTCGCTCGGTAGCTGCATATATGGGATAATATAACTGATATCAAGACCATTGGTAGCAGCACCACGGGTATACATCCGCGGTACATCGCCTTCGGTGGTATAAAGAGCGGAGATACCATCAAGTTTTGCGGAGATTTCTTTGTCCCCGGGATATTTTTTAACAAATTTGGCGAGTGCACCAGTATCAGGTTTTATCTTTTCCATAGATCCCATGAAATAGGGAAGCGCTACCTTTTCCTTATTTGTAGGCGCACCAATCTCACTAAAACAGGGATTTTTGGGGTACGTACGCTGACCATACTCTTTGAGAATATCAAAGACATTGTCGCTAACTACACTCTCTCCTGTATTGTAGTACCTGTCGCTAGCAAACCTAATCATTGCGCACATCTCCTCCTCCGTTAAACTCTTCACTGCTGAAATCCCTTCATTTTCAAGCATTTTCCATTTGGAGGTCAAATCTGCTACTTTAACCTTCCCCTTCGGCTTATGGATCGCCGCCACTTTAATAGTGGTTCTTTTTTTAGCTTTGACTTTTCTTGAAATCTTTACTTTTGATAGTTTTTTGTTTGACGCAGGTACTTTTGACTCTTGTTTGGTCTCGGCAATTGGCTCAGCATTGCTTTTGAGAATAACTGCCTTGCCATTTTTTCTCTCCGTGGGGCTCTTATAAACCAGTCCCAAATAATCAAATATTGCCTTTTCGGTTGGGAAGTCCCCTTCAACGCGAGCTCCCTTTTTCTTTTTCTTCCCTTTTCCTGTCAGTTGAAAGAGTCCGTGCTCATTCATCGTCATACCCATATCGTTAGCACGCCGGCGCTGGACCACATTGAACGCTTTGGACCCAGTGAAATATAAGATGGCGAACGCTCGTTCATCAGGCGGAGCATACATAAAATCCAATCTACGTGCAGTTTCACGATCTGGTAATTTTCCAACGGTGAGACTCTTAGTAGTCCCCTTGGAGAGAATCTCCAATAAAATACCATCTTCCTGCAATTGCTTAATAAATTTTTTGAATACGGAACGATCTCCTGATTTACTGGAGATAATCACATCAATGTCTCCGGACGTGGCATTCCCTCTTCGGTAAGATCCGACAATTTCAAAAGAGTCGTCCTTCGTTGCCACTTTCGCAAATGCAGCTTGAAAGGCTCGTTCAAACTCTTCA